CAATGCGCTCGATGACGCAAAAGCTCAGGCGCTCGGGGTGATCGAGGCATATCGCAAACTTCGAGAACCCTCGCCCCAACCGAATGTGAAAACCCTTGAATGGGTGGAAGGCTCGTTCATTTCCGACGATGACGACAATGGCCCCCTTGAGGGCGTTCCAGTGGAAATTAAAACGTGGAGCGCAGGGCCTTATCGGATCATCAGGCAGAGACATGAAGACGGCTTGTTTATCTTGGAAGGGCTGGCAAATGGCTGCGGGTCTATGCACCCTCTCCTTAAGCAGGCCCAAGCCGCTGCGGAAGATGACCTTGAGCACCGGCATATCCGCTTCCAGAACCACGCTGGGAGGATCGCACTAGATCGTCTCGTGTTGCGCCGCAAAGAAAAGATTGGTGACACTGGCGTAACGCTGGGTTCAATCATTGATTACGTCAGCGCTCTTGAAGCCGAAATTGCGCGCCGCCACGCTATCGCTATGGGAAGCAACCCATCGCCCCAAACGAAAAGTGGGGGCGAGTGAATGGAAATCATTATCAAGGGCAAGATGCTTACCAGCCCACAAGATCGGGTTATGACCGTAGAGGCGACAGCCAAAGCCATTTGCCAAGAGGCAGGCACAGACCCAGCAGATGCAGTTATGGTGCTGCTGACAGCCGCCGCTCATCTCTACGCGCAACATTCAAAGAGCGAGTTCCCGCAGAATGTTGACGGGCTAGCTAATGCACTCGGTCATGCAATCGGAGCGGCAAACGCATTTTTCAAAATCAAATCCGCGCCACAACCGCAGACTGAGGATGATGCGTCACAATGACATTCCACCCGAACGCGATAACCTTCAGCCAGGTGATGGATAAGACGTTTAAGCAGGCCGCTGAAAGCTACATCAACAGCGGGCATGAACGCCGCTATCTTGATCGGATCATCCCGCACATTGGTGACAGGCCTTTGTCTGCGATATTTCCGTATGACGTGCGCGAGTTGGCAAAGGCTCTTTACCCGGAGCATCGCAATTCGACGCGGAATCGTTGTGTGATCACGCCAGTCAGAGCCGTGATGTTCCATGGCTATGATCGCGGTTGGGGACCGCCAAGCCGTCTGCGCAACCTCAAGGTTGATGAGCCAAAGCGCAAGAAAGCAGCGTCACCGACATGGCTGCACGACTTTTTTCGGCAATGCGACCGCGATGGCGCGCCTCATATTGCAGCGCTGGTCATGTTCATGTCTCAGACCGGAGCCCGCGTAAGCGAGGCGCTTCGATTGGAATGGCAGGAAGTCAGCTTTGCAAGTAAGACAGCAACCCTTCTGCGCACGAAGACTTCCACGCATTCAGTTCGCCACTTGTCCGATCAGTTGATTCACCGGCTGCACTCCCTGAAATCGGCAACAGCTGACAGCCCGCGCGTTTTCCGTCTGACGGATCGCAGCCACGTCAACACCCGTATTCGTGAGATCTGTTCGCGCGCCGATATCTCTTACAAGCCATCGCATACATGCGGCCGACACGCATTTGCTACCAACTCGATTGCGTTCGGAAACGACATCAAGACCACGATGGAAGCCGGTGGATGGAAGAGTGCGGCCGTGTTCCTTGGAACCTACGTCAATCCGAGGCATGCAAGCCGCAAGGTCGCTGAATCCTTCAATTTGCACCATTGCGACAGTGATTGTTAGGAGGCCTTAGAAATGCACCGTGCACTCAGCATTGCAGCCCTTTGCCTCGCCATCAGCTTCATTGCCTTTTCATTGATCTATGCCCATCAGCCGCAACCACCATTGCGCTGAATACCGAGAACCAAGTTAGAGAAGGCGTAACCGGGAATCATGCTATCCAAAGCGATCCTGACTAGGACGAAGAGGCCAAATCAGGGTATCAATGGAGATTGGCGCGGATTTAGCGCCGCCCCGGTTATGCCAAGAGGAAAAAACGAGTGATTTAACAAGGGCATAAAGAAAAACCCCGCCGTTGGTAGCGGCAGGGTTTTTGGATCAACAAATCTGTGTTGAGGCAATCTCTGGTTCTCAACATAGTCCAGTCTTACCGAACCTGCAAGATGGTCTCTTGCGGGAACGTGAAGGTTTTTGCCGATCCATGCCCTCGACAAACGAGGATGGACCTATGTTTGCTATGATGAATGCGGCGCTCAAGATCCAGGGCAGCCACCGCACAGGCGAGCCCGTGCGCAGAGGTTCGAAGCTGAAAGGCACCTTCGAACGCGCTTTCTACAAGGCGCTCACCAAGAAAGAGGCCGCTCAGCTCGTCATCGCGGCCGACCGCTACGAAAAGCTTCACAAAGAGAAAGGCAAGCGATGCGGCCCGTTGGGCTCGATAGCCATCGAGGTCTTGAGATACCTTACAGCCCTCAATCTGCTATCCGGCAAAACCGGGAGGCTGGAGCCATCGCTGGCAAGAATGATGGAAAAGTTGCGGCGATCACGCGGTGCGATCAATGACGCCCTGAAGGCGCTGGAGCGTCACGGATTCCTAATCAAGATCCGCCGCTTTGAACCTACAAATAACACCGGCAAAGGCCCACGCGTGAAGCAGGCGAGCAATGCGTACAGGCTCACCATGCCTCAGCGCGCCATCGTCGCCCTTGGCCAATATTTCCGCCCTACTTCCATGGAAGACAAAGCCCGCGCTGAATTGGCAGCAATGACCGCCAAGGCGGTTGAGCGCATCAATCAGTATGGCATCGAGCAAATGGAAATATGGGCATACGATGCAAGCCCCTTCGGCCGCGAGGCCGCAAGGGACTTGAAATTGTTCCAGGAGCGCGAGTCTATTGAGCAGACAGAACCCGGAACTAAATATTCTTTTTAATAGCAGTCGCTGCTGTTCGGGTCGCTTGCGCTCCCCTGCAGCGGTTCCGAAACGCCTAAACATGCGTTTCGGTCGGCACCAACTGAATTAAACAGCCGCATCAGCGTGTGCGGGTGACCACCTGTAGGCTTATGAGGATTCAAGGCGAGATCCGGTTAGAACAGCATTCCAAGGCTATCACTGAGATTGATGGATCGAGCTTTGTTCAGATTAAGCAGGTGCGAGAAAAGGGACGTTTGCAGACGGCTTTTAAGTAGATTTCTATCTTTACGCGTCGGCAGATAGCTTGGTACTCAGGTTGCATAGCCGAAACTTTACGAGCACGAGTGGCTGAATGTTAAACCCGCTTGATTGGCTGAATGCATCTGAGGGGATCTACAAGAGGGCTGGCGGCGTCGGGTTGACGCTTGCAGTCATTTCCGGGACTCTCTTTTTCGGATTTGAGACAGAATTTTTAGACAAGCAACCGCTCGATGGCCTGCCTTATTTCTTCACCAAGCTGGTCTTTTGGGGCTCTATCGGCATCCTTTTAGTCGGGCTGGTAACTAGCTTGCTTCAAATAATGAGGCATGGCGGTAAATCCATTCAAACGCTACTTGCTGATCGGGCAGCTAGAAGAACTGAGATCAGGCTCCTTCGCGAAAACACAAATCTGATTGACGCGGAAACGTGCCTTCGTTTGTGGACGTTTATGGAAAGCCCGTCTGGTCGCTTCCTATCTGATGGCTACAACCGAGCTACCATCCAACTTTTACGGGCCAAATTTATCGAGAAAGAAAGTGGCGATACAACCGTATACACTTATCCAGGAGAGCATCTAAAAGTCACTGATGCGGCAATGGATGCCACAGTTAGGCGAGCCGTAGAATTACGTGTGGAGGCAAGTTTCCCAAATGCCACAATCAGCGAAGAAAGGCGTATATATTATATCCGTAGCCTGCCTCTAAGATACGTTGGCCATGCCAACTAAAGCATGCGCGCGGGCACCATCAAGGCAATGCTTAACTTCCGATAATAGGTAGTTATTGGCGGTAATGCACACCCGCTTTTTCAAGTCCGACGAGCAGACGGAAATCATCAAATAGCGTCCGGTAAATCTCGTTATTTTCGTTAAATCAATAAGTTATCGAGACGCTTTGGTGATAATCCAATTATTCATTTGGCCTTGATTTCCGCAGTTCCGACATCTCAGTTTCGGTTGAAGATCCTGCACGAGCGCGAGCTTTCCAAAGCGCCTCTCAAGATGCCGCCGATCTACAATCCCTTCCCGGCCACACCGGCCACAGACACCCTTGAGAACGTACCATTCTGGAATAGCTTCGACGGTCGCAAAGCGGCCGGTAACCGCTAGGCTATATTCGTCCGGGAGTAGATTGATGCCGCGCCTATGTTTCATGTTCTTATTTTGTTCTAAATCGGCCAAGCGGTCAATGGACTTCAGATCCGGTATATTCGCAAACCGGATAAATCTCATTATCAGGTATAATTAAATATCGGGTTCAAATATGTATCTGGTAAATTAAATTACCGGATTTACAAATTAACCGGATTGTTAGAAATATCCGATTAAATCTGAAATCAGATATCAATTCTAATCGGGTTAGGAGCCGCCGTGCCTGTAGTCGTCATAGCCTCATCAAAAGGAGGCGCTGGAAAATCAACAACCGCCGTCCTGCTTGGAACCGAGCTTGCCCGAAAGGGCGTGCAAGTGACCATGCTGGATTGCGACCCCAACCACTCACTCAGCATCTGGGCAGGGAAGGGGCAGTTGCCAGAAGGTATCAAAGCAATCAGCGACGTTACCGAGTCGAGCATTGTCAGGACCATTAAGCAACATGACGTTGATGGCGCGGTTGTCGTGGTAGATCTGGAAGGTGTTGCATCCCGCATGGTTTCGCGCGCGATCAGCCAAGCCGATCTTGTCATCATACCAATGCGCGCCACGGTACTGGATGCGACGATTGGAGCGCAGTCTCTTCAGCTGATTGCAGAAGAAGAAGAGGCTATTGACCGAAAGATTGCCCATGCCGTTGTCTTTACCATGACCCGCCATATTCGGTCCAAACAGCAAACAGGCATTGAAGCCTCTTTGCGTGACGCGGGCATTGACGTGATCGACCCGCCATTGATGGAGCGTGCAGCATTTTCAGCCCTGTTCGAGTACGGCGGAAACCTCGCCACGATGGAAAACAAGCAAGGCAACATGGATGCAGCTATTGAGAATGCGGAAGCGTTTGCCATTGCAGTTTATAAGCGGCTTGCGGAGGCCCTGAAATGACAGACTTCAAAGTGAATTTTGGTGATCTCAGAAAGAAAGACAAGGCAGCTACGCCAACGGAAATCGCTAAGGTTGACGCAGCAGGCGAGACGCATGGATTTGTTGATCGATCACCACGCGGCCGACCAGGGAGGAAGAAGAGCGAGAGAACAGGGCAAGTTCACGCAAAGGTTCTCCCGCACGTTTCAGAAGAGATCGCAAATGAAGCAATCAGACGTGGCGTAGTGCAAGGCGTCATCATTGAAGAAGCTTGGGCGCTTTACAAAACACAGAAATTTTGAGTGAAACCTTCGAAAACGCTAAACGAAATCATAATTGCACTCCCAGCAATAGTGAATAGAAATCAAATCCAGAGGATTTAACCTCCTATTAACGCTAAGTTCAAACTCGAAAAGCAAATGATTTCAAAACGATGCGGCAACAAAGCAAGGATTCAAAAATCAGTAGCGTTTAGAAAATGTTGACAACTGCGGCAACACGCTGGAAATTACCGATAGAAAATGAAAGACCCGGATTGCTCCGGGTCCGACATTTTTAGGAACTCCAATGTTTTGCGATGAAATCGTAAAGCTGGAGAGCAAGTGAGAGAAGCTGCAACACCAGCCTCAGATAGTCGATGTGCATTGGTATCTCCTTATGCACTTTCGTTGATACAAGGCACCCTTGCCGGGGAGCCGGTTACAAAACCCAGGAAAGCCTCTATTGCCGTAGGGGCTTTTCTGCTTTCAAGCACCGAGATTCATAAACCCGATGCCTGCTTGCATAGCATCGCCTCAGCTAGCCTAAATCGTCAACTGCAAAAGAAGAGACACCTCGCTCTCCACATGCGGAATCCATTGTCTGGGTTCATATCTCACAAGAAAATTTTGAAATGACGGGCTGTTCGCCGCTAACAGGCGGCAGGCGAGGCGCTATCTGGAGAAGCGTATAAACGCAAAAAGCCGCCCGGAATGACCGAGCGGCTTTTCTGCTTTTCAATCTCTATCTCGCATCAACTCACGATGAATGCGCAGTTCCTCGCGAATGCGCTCAGCCTCGATACCAAAGCGCCGAACGAACTCGCCATTCTCAGCCATCGTTCTTGCGTGCAGCTTCAATGCTTCTGTCAAACCCTCAACTGCAGCCGTGGCCTTGTTCAGGGCAGTCGGGTCAACGATCACAGCAGCAACCGGCGCGGCGTTTGCGACCGGCTGCGAACCCTGCCACAGCCCCAAGTGCCGAACCGCGAACACAATGGCGATTGTGACCCCGAACGTCACCAGCGCCAGCGGTGGAAGTTCAGCCAGCTTTTCCATTTCTGATTTTTCCTTGATCGCGCGCCGCCCTGTAGATGTTGACCAACTCGCCAACCGCAAACAGCGGATAAATGGCCAGCCAGGTGCTGAGAACATCCGAAGATGCAAACCCGTAAGTGATACCGGACCAGAGCAGGCAACCAACTGCAGCCGAGAATTGCCGGATCTGAGGCGTTACCTTTTCTCGCGCGCCATTGATCACAAGGCCGACCACGCGAAGGCATCCAATGACAAGCATAAACCAGCCGAGAGAGGCTTCCGAAGGCACAAGCTCACGGAAGGACCAGAAGGCAGGCTGGTTGAATGTTTCAGTCGGGAAAAGCAGAACGATCCCGAACATGATCATATGACCGGAAAGAAACCATTCGTGCATTCGAGGCCCGAACCGTTCCGAGATCCGAACCCAAAGACCAGGACCAACATAGCCGGCACTCATTTAGCGCCACCGTGCCGCCCGCATTCCGCGCGCGTCCAGATGCCACCGGCACAAATGCCGACAACAGTTCTATCAATCTTGCGCTGATCTTCTGCAGTGGCACCACGCGCGCCGATAAGATCCGTTCCGACCACGCGCCTAAGGCCGCTTACATCGGCCGGATGCGAAGTCCCACAGGCCGACAGGACAGGCATCAAAGCCGCTGCGAGCATCATCCGAATTCTTAGCCGCTTCATTGTTCTGCCTTTCGACCTGATTGCGGGTAGCATCACCGGCCGCGCGCCAAAGCCAGCCGATGAAAAGAGCGATAAGGAGAAGCGTGACCAGCGCGCCGATCAGGCGAGGGTTCGCCATGTCACGCCTCGATTTCCTGCCGAATGACCTTGAAGCGCTGGACAATCCAGCGACCAGCAACCAGCAGAACGACCACACTCAAAACCGCCGCCGCGATCATGATCAGTTGGGTTTCACGGTCGAAACCCGCTAACCAGGTGAAGAGGCCAGCGAGCGAGAAGCCGCCGCCGAAGATCGTTGAAAGCCAGTTGGTCTTTTGCTTCACTTCCTTATCGACCGAGGCGGGAACCACCGGCTTTTCAACCGGCCGCTCTTCGATCACGGGCGCGGATCTCACGGCCGCATCAAGAGGCGCTTGCGATCTGGCAACCAGATCATTGAAGAGAGCGGCGCGGGTTTTCGGGCCTATGTCGCCGTCAACCGCAAGACCCTTGTCACGCTGATAACGGCGGATATCGTCCGGCTTTACGCCGTAGCCACAGACAACCAGCGCCAGACGGCCGAAGCATTCGAGCCGGTCAGCAAGCCCGTTCTTGCCGCCGTTGATCTTCTTCGTGATTGTCTCGATATCGTTTTGATCTGCCCACCGATTGAGGTTGCGGGTTGACCAGTAATAGAGAGCAACAAGCCCTTCCCACGGGTCAGTGTTGACCAGTTCCGGCCGCGCTACAAAGTCAGGCGGATTATAGCCCTTCTTTTTGCACCAGTCGCGGAAGGCAATGTAATTTGCCTTTCCAGTTAGCTGGATAGGGCCACGGCCAAGATAAAGGCGACCATCACCGTCCTTTTCCGGCGTGTTTCCGAGATCCGGCCGAATATCATAGCGCTCTTGCGCTGGCGTCGGCCCCCACACTTCGACATCGAAATGGAAGTAACCGCTTTCGTGCATCAGCTGCGCAAGGAAGTGCACAAGCCGATGAAGCCGGTTCAAGCCGAAATCATCGCCGTATTTCTGAAGTGCGATCAGGACAGAGTTGACGTTATCCGCTTTGCCTTGGCCTTTCGAGGCCGCGCGGATCTGTTGCGCCGTGATGGGCACATTCATGGGATTAGCTCCTATATCCAAGAACCTTATGAAGATCGCGTCAGGCCGCGGGGCTGATGACAAGCCAGTACAGCCCGCCCCACATCAGCAGGCCGATGGCGATTGCGCGCACATGCATTGAGATAGCTCCCTTACTGGAGCAAAGTTGAGTACCAGCAATACCCCACACATTGGGATGGGGCGCCGTTAGGAGTCTATCCCCTTACTGCTTGCGACTTCGATAAGCGCCTGGTCGATATCGGCTAAGATCTCGGACGGCGGGTGATATCCGATGCACGCTATTTTCCCATCCAGACCATCGACATAGCCTGTTGTTTGGCGAGCGCCGATAAAAGGCCCATTTGTCGTGTCGTTGATTGGGATGGCATTGCTCAATGTTTGAGTTGTGCCAGATTGGACGCCGTTGACGTACATAGACACCGACGTGCCATCAAGCACACAGATAACGCGCACCCATGCCCCAGCCGGGATACTGCCGAAAGACAGTATTGTGGTGGACGCTCCAAAGCCAATAAATCGGAGCACCCCAGAATTTACCACCCATTGGTAATGCTGTGTCCCGCCAGCTGTCCGGCGAGTAATAATCTGCTGTATGCCGGTAGTCGTATCCAGCCGCAAGAGCGCGCTCAGAACCATGGATGTCTGATCAAGTGTGTCACAGTATCGCGGTGACAAAAGCTGCGACGGCGTAAAATCGACAGCATATTTACCCCCTCCAAGATCAATCCATGCCGGTTGATTTGGAGCCGAGGCAAAATTGAAATACATCCTCCGCGCTCGGCCTGACAAATCTTCGCTGAAGACGCCAGTCCCTTCGTCAAATCTCCAGAAGCCGTTGGCTCTGCCAATTACCCCCGTTTGCGGCGTCAGAGATATCATAAAATCCCGGATCAAGCCGTTACAGAGATTGGCGATTACCTGATCAGTTGCCGTCTTTGTGATGTACCTATTTTTACCCGACGCATTCGCAGAGAATGTCGTGTAAGATGTCCCGGCCTCAAAAGAGACATCCCCCCATCCACTATAACCAAAAACGCCAGCCGTCCCGCGCACGGATTCGAGTGCGGCCATCAGATCCCAAGATGGGCGCACGTCGTTTGCAGGCCCATATAGCCGCCACGCAAGGCGGAAAGCGTTATTCCCGTCCGCGACGTTAGGGACCAGTGTCGATATGGGATTTCCCACTTCGTATCCAGCCCACGAAACCGGAATTCCGCACGACGCTACCGCATTCGCGGCGGCAATATCGAACAAGATGTTGTTTTCTGCGGATGTGGCCGATACAAAGTTTCCGCCCATGACGTGGATTGACGCTACCTTTGCGGCGACAAGCTCGGCCCCCGTCATGGGTGATATTGCATCAGCCGAAGATGCCAGCAATGCCGCCACATTGGTGCAAGTGCCCGCAATCACAATTTTGACAGACCCGTCTGGAGACCGTGCAAGAGCACGTCGAAGCACATTGACGGCGGTATCATACGCCGATCTCGTCTCATTATTTGGCACGCCAAACGCGCTCACGACGCCTTGAGCATAGAGGCTTGTGCTGCCACCACCAATGGCAGAACCTTGGTAGGCCCCCACAGGGATAGAGCCTAACCCCGCTGCCCGGAGAAGCGTCTTAGTACACGGCGCGGCGTAGATGTTATTTGACGCCACAGTGGCCGCGATTATGGTGCATTCTCCAAGACGCTGGAGCTGCAAAAGCATAGCTAGAGCAGCTACGTCATCGCAGTCGCTATCCATATCGGTATCGAAAATGATACGCTGCCCCCTGACCACACCGCCCTTGTTGAGGGTGAGCTTACCAACCAATGAGGCAGGCCCGAACCCGCCGATGCTGAATGAGGTCATTGCAATCCTCCAGACAAGTAGTAGACAGCAGCCGACCCGCCATCATTCGAGATGACCGTAAGTGCGGCGGCGGAATTGATGGTTCTAGTTTGGGTAAGACCTTCCTCAGAACGGATTGTCGCGCCCGAAGATGCTGAGAAGCTTATCTTGCCAGCCCCGGCCTGTATGACCGTAGTACCAAAGCCGACAGGCAAATCATTCGGGAGGACACAGGCAACAGCCGTCGCGTTAGAATGGTCGATAATCGTGTTATTATCCGATAGCTCGATAGTGAGCGCAGCACCCGCAGATACTCTGACAGGCGCGAGACCAGCAACGACATGATGCCGCGTCATTTCGGCATCCATGATAGCGCCAGGAACGGCGGAAACAGCCTCAGTGAGATTGGCAACATTCTTGTCGGCGGCGGTCCCAAGCGTGGGCAGATTAGAGAGAAGATTGTAATCAGTCGTTCCGGGCTCGCCATCGTCTCCCTTTGGTCCAGTAAGATCAGCTAAAGCAACGATGTCTGTCCAGCCAGCATCACCCACATAGCGCCATTGCAAATGGGTGGCGGATTTCTGCAGCTGGATTTCCCGGCCATCGGGACCAGGAAGCCCACCGGTCGAACCGAACCAGACCGCGACAGCCTCAATATCAGTCAGAGCCAGCGGGAAGTTGATGACATTGCCGTAGTTCGCAAGGCCATATGGATTAGCATCACCGACAGGATTGGAATTGTACTGTACAAGCCGGTCAAGCGCCGCCTGCACGTCACCAGGTATTGCCATCAAAGCACCTCACGAAATTCATAGCCGGTTGAACCGTGATCAAGCACGGCTTGCGAAAGGGCATCCATGCGCGAAGCACGCGACAGGAAGGCGCGGCGCTGGATAAATTCAGTGTCTTCTGGATCGGGAATGACGAAGACTTGCCGGTCAAATCCTATGGAGCGCTGAAAGCGGTATGCCTCACGGTAAAGCTCGGTATCGGGCAAATAATCGAAAGCGCACTGGAAAACGCGCGGATTGACGCGCCGCCATGTCGTCTGGTTTCCGGCAAGGGTAGAAGCTTTTACCGAATTGTCCTGAAACGATAGCCCGTTATTGCTGTAGGTATAGTTCAGTGACGGTTGCCAGTGCCGCCCCATAAACAGACGCCCGAACTCAATATAGCCAGCCGGATTACTGCTATCGTCTATTTCGATTGTCCAATATTGCGCAAAAACAGGCGCGTCCAGAATGTAGATCAGCCAAAGCCCGCGTTCTTCATCGTCCCATTGCAAGACGCCATCCCAAAAGGCGGCATCTGTCCAGTTTAGAGAATTGAACGGCGCTTGCGGCGCACCCCCGCCCCATCCACTATCGTGCACCAGGTCAGTGCGCTCACTATCAGACCATGCGCGAACGCGACGGCTATAATTGATCGAAAGATTTGACGGGCCAAGCGCCAAGGCGCGCATATCAAGCGGCGATGGCAGATCGATGCACATCAATGTCGATGCTGGGTTGAGATCCACCGAGCGCGTCTTACGGTCTAGCCGCTCATTCTTCAGACTGGTCAACGGCAAGGCCGGTTGCCAATTGCCGCCATAAAGCGCGCCCTTGTCAGACTGGCAATCGTAAAGGAAAAGAATGTTGGACATCAATCACCCACAAAGGTAGATGCAGGCCACAAGACGGCACTGGTCTGGATAATCGAACGTGACCGCCTCACGGACTTTAGCCACAGTGATAGAACGGACGACATCATCCGCTTGTCGCTCGCCCTTTCCAGGCAAGTCGCTGGATATGATCAAATCACCGGCGTCAAGATTGCCACCGCGCCCGCATACGCTGATCTGCCCTTCACCGACTGCATTGATCGTCAGTCGGTCATAGTTCAGGGCCAAGTGCTCTCTGATCGATTGAGAATTGAGACCTGCAATCGCAATATCGACACTGCAGGCTACGCGCCGCGAAACCACGCCAATTACCGCCTTTTGACCGCGCTGGCTGGAACGCTCAACCTCGGTCAAGGTGTCATCTATGCCTTTGCGCGACAGAACGCGGACATCGCAAACGATTTCACCGAGGTCAACATCAGAGGCCTTGGAGATAAGAGCATCATGGGAGCCCGTGAACGGCCCATAACTGCCTACCTCGGCGTAGAAGGCGTACCCGCCACCCCCCGCTGACACTCCCACCAAGCCCATACCTCCGCCCGATGATCTCGAACGCATACCATGAGACGTGGAATAGCCGCCGTAGTTATTGATTTCAGCCGCAACACCGTAGTTGGAAACAAAGGCATCCAGCGGCCCGCGAAGGGTAAGAGCAATGCCGCCTGACCCGCCAAGGCGAAGCATGAAACGCCCGTCCGAATAGACATCAAGGGCGTTGCTATAATTGCTGACCTCAACCCGTGTTGAGCCGGTCGAGGTCTGGATAAGCGCACCGGTGACAGTTCCGGCCGTGACAAAACCGAGGTTAGCAGAAATAGCCGAAAGCGATGATGCGTTGATCTTGTAGGCGTCGATACTACTGACTTTGGACGTACTGACAGCACCGTCCTGTAGCTCTGCATTTCCGATGCTATTCGGCCCCGGCGTTGTCGCAACGGTTGTTCCAGGAACGCCAGCCGTTGCACTTGCAGGATGCCAGTTCCCCGGCGTTCCAGCCACGTTGACAGCACGCGCCCAATAATACCGCGTGATAACCCCGCTTGGCAGATCAGAATGGATAAACTGACCCGTCGAGGTTTGCCCCACCTTGGCAGCGGCCGCACGATTATTGGTGCTAGACGCCCATATTTCGACAGAGCCAAGACCGAGATAGGGCAAGCCGCCCGCTTCTACGGGGGCGACTATATTGAGCATGATTTGCCGCACGCCGCCGATTGCCGTCAGCGCGGTTACATTGATCGATAAGGCCATTTTATCCCCAAAGGGTCAAAGTCACGCGCTCGCTTGAGCGCTGGTCATTGCGACCAATCACCAGCATGGTTTTTCCGGCCGCAAAGCTTCCAAGCGGCAAAACTGCATTCACTGAGGCACCAAGCGTCAAGGCTGCAACCTCTGCGATTGCCGCGTCGAGCGACAGAACAAAACGGTTGACGCCATAAAGACCTAACTTTCGCGTTGCCTCGCTTTGAGCATCGGCCTGATTGGCAATGGCCGTTTCAAGCGTGATCTCAGTCGCAAGCTTATAGCGTTCCTTTATCGTTGCATCTTCTGCCACGACTTCGCGCCACTCAGCTGCAAGGAAGGTCCGCTGTTCATCGGTCAGCACCCCGGCCGTGCGGGAACGATCCTGCACCTGATGCACCTGCCGATATTTGATGACAACGCGCCAGACCGGCACGCCGCCATCCGTGTCAGGGTTTGCGATGACACCGAAACTACCCCCGCCCTGATCGCCACCATCGGCTAGAACATCGTGCATGGTCAGCGTCTGGACAGGTGACGCCGGGACAGAGACCCGCCCCGCCTCGAACACACCAAAAGCATCCGGCACGATAGCGCCACCAACCGATGACAAAACCTTGTCTATGGCATCAAGCGCGTTTGTTTCCGAATCCAGGAAGATCCCGCATTCAACCGGAGCAGCCGCATCGAGCGCAGCAAAAGACGTTGCATCACGATCTGCATTTCCAAGGCCCATGCGCGCCATGATCCGCGAAGCAATCGAAGCCGGATAGCGTTCAGCAAGGCTTGCGCCCTCGACAACATCCGCCGTCACGTCAAAGGCAGGCGAGAACCCGATGCGAAACAGGCCAAGCGCCTTGGCAGTCGCAAATGTGCCGGGAACGATAGCAGCCGCCTGCAGCGCCGCTACAGATGGAAAATCCGCCCCTGCCTGCAGAGCAACGCCACCATCATAGGCCTGTATGGAGGCAACCGCCCCGTCATGCACCTGATAAATCAGATCGAACGGATTGACCGGCGTTGCCGGGACCGAGAACACGCGCCCGAACACCAGCGGCTTGATCTTGTCTTTCAGATCCGCATTACCATCGGCAGTCGGCCCGCCGCTTGTCGTCGTGCCACCATAGCGGCTGGTCTGCAAAGGCTTGTCCAGCACCAGGCGGCGGTCATAGATGCGAAGCCGCAACGAGGTGCGCGCACTTGTGCTATCAAGCGATTGCACCGTTCCAGTCATGATGGTGACAGCAGAAGAAAAAGGCGCGTTTCGCCCTTCGATCCGCCGCACCACGATAGGCCGACCGTCAAAGGCATAATCAAGCCAGTCGTCCAGCGCACCATCAGCATTGGCAAGCACAAGATCGCCATAGCCGACTTCCGCCGAACCCATGGTGCGAGCCGCACCGAAGAAAGACGCCGAAAACGATCCGGCATCCGAGATTTGGGCATCATAAATTGCGTTAGCCGGAGTATCCCCCGGCCCCGTCACATAGCCGCATGTGGACACGCGGAGTGTTTTGACCGAGGCACCATCATGTGCCTCGATCTCAACCAGATATTCGGAAGCGTGCATTTAACCCCGCCTAAGACCCGCTGCGCTTGCCTGTTTGCCAAGAGCATTCACCGCCCCGGTCGTATTCGAGACAGCTTCCGCAACCACCTGACCGCTTGCCGCCGTCACTGCAGCCACTTGCGCCAGACCCTTTTGAAGGGCGGCAAGTTCTGCTTTCAGGCTTCTGATTTCAGCAACGAGCGCTGAATCGTCATTGCCAGGAACGCGGCCGGTCCGATTGATATATTCAAGCGTCCCGTAGGTGTTCCGGTTGACTGAGGTTTCGCGGGTCACATGCTCGCCACCAGCAAGGAGGATATCGCCGCCACTCGCGTAACGAGCGCGCACCGTATCGCGGTCAAGAATGCCGTTTCCGACAATCCCGCCCCTTGCAAATGCCCCGACAATGCCACCAGAACGCATGGCACCATGCGCTTTGGCCCACTCCAAATCTGCACTGATCTGGTCATTGGTTTTACCAGACTGCAGGAAGAAGACGCGGCCCGCCGCATCGAGATCACGCCCCATGATATTGCGATAGAGCATGTTCAGTTCCCATTCGCGAGAACCCTTGATTGCTTCCGTCACCTGATCGGCAGAACGGCCATTGGCAATCTGGCTTCGCCAGTATGCCGTCTGATCATCGGTCGGCTTGATGTTCAAGGATGCAAAGGCCGCGTTAATGGCATTTGCCCCCGTCAGACCCACGAGACTGATTTGCTGGCGAACAGCATCCAGCGCCGCGATATTGGCCTGATTGTATCGGTCAAGCGCATCCCTGACAGAACCAACACTGTCATCAAGTTTCAGGATGCCGTTGACCTGCGCATCAAGTGCGGCCTTCTGCTTTTCGGCTTGAGACAGCTGGCCTTCAGTTGCCGCCTGCACAGAGGCAAGCGTTTGATCAACTTCCGTCCAGATCCGGTAATATTCCGACGATGATGCGTAATAGCTTTTCGCCTCATCAAGATAGGTCTGGCTGATCTGTGTCAGGTCGTTCAGAGCATCTTCATCACCATTCCTCGCCTTTTCCGAAATATCCCGGAACTGACGAGCCGCTTCCGCCAACTTATCAGCTGGCGACAAGGGTGACTTGTCGGAAATCCGCATGGCATCGCGGAACTGTTTGATTGCCGCGATACCCTGTTTTGATGCCGATATCAGTTCGTCAATGGCAGAGGCTTCCTTTCGGTAAGCCGCATCCAGATCCGACTTTGCATCAGACAGGCCTTGTGTTGCCGTGTTGACGCCGTTCAGCGCGAACCGCAACTGAGGGAACGCCGCGCCCAAAGCGTCGATCTCGTCTTTCGTGAGATCAGCATTGCGCACGATATCCTTGATAGACAACGACAGTTCACGCACCGCAAGCGATGCGTCAAAGCCAAGCGCCGTGGCATCGGTCAACCGCCCTTCGTATGTCTTCAAAGCCTCCATTACATCATTGATGTAACCGACGCCCGAAAGATCACCGATCGATGCGGTCATGTCCGAAACCCAATCATCACGCAACCGGGAAAGCGCAACGTTCAAGGCCCCGTCAACGGCTTTGGCGGCATCTTGCGCCGACATGCCGAGATCACGAAGAAGCGAGGGAAGATTGCTCGCCGCCCCTTGCGCCTTCTGGATTGCCTTTTCCATTTCCGTGAATTCGCGCTCGCCTGTTACCAGGGCAAGAGCCGACTTGATGGCCGCTTGACGCGCCCGATCAACAGAATCCGAATAGGAAACGTTTGCCTCAACTGCCTTTTTGGTGACGGTTCCCAGCTGGTCAACCTCAAGGCCCGCATCTTGCGCAACCTTGATCAGTTCCGACAGGCTTTTATAGAGCGCGCCGCCCTTCTCGTTCCAGACCTGTACGCCAAGATCATACATCTGATCGGCCACGTTCTTGTATCCTTCAGGAAGCACGTTCTTTTCGTAGACATCGAGACCCGCAAGCGCGAGACCGCCCGTCCAAACTTCCTGATACTGGTTAAGAACAGGTGGTTCGGGAGGCGTTCGGCTTGTTTTGTAATAGGCCGCGAGATCGCCGTTTGCGTCCGCAAACATCTTGGCATCGTTGATGAAGCCAACCAGGCTTTCACGCATCTTTTCGATGGAATCCATCCCTGCCATGAACTCACTGTTGAGCCCCTGACCGGATTCCATAGATTTCAGCATACCTTCAAAGCCACGGTTCCAGCGTTCCGAAAGCTTGTCAAAAAAGACATCCATCGATTTTTCAAGATCGGATTTCAGCTGGTAGTTCTTGGCCTTGTCGGCAAGCTGCATTGCCTTTCTGTATTCATCGGTAACGCTCAAATATTCCTTTTCGAACGCGCCGATGAAAGCCCCAGTTGAGGTACGCATCAGGTCAATGATCGAACCGATCTGGCTTTCAAGTTCCTGTTGCGCCTGCCTCAGTTCCTGTTTCTTCTGCTTGGACTTGCCAAAGATCCCGCCGAGCAAACCGGCGATACCACCAACAACCGCGCCAATAGGACCGCCAACGGCTGCAATTGCAGCGCCAGCGCTCCAACCGGACATTGCCCCGCCAAGCGCACCCATCAGCGGATTTTGCGTCTGCGCACCCATGCCGAAGCCACCCAGGCCAGCACTTAGCAAACCGCCAAAGGCACCCATGCCGCCGCCTTGGCCGCTGTTTGCACCAAGGAAATCACCATAGGTCGTGTTTGCCTGCCAGCTTTGGGAATCTGGCGAGACACCACGCGCCCCGGCGCTTGCCGTCATCTGCTTGGATGCGTCCAGGACGCCGCCGGAAACAGCAGACCGCATGATGGTCGGGTCTGTTCGGAAGCCAGCAACTTCGCTCGCGTCAAAGGTTTTGACGTTGACGCCGTTCGACTGGTTGCCGCCAAACACCTGCACCTTGCCGTTGCCGTAGCTGGCGAGGAAACCGACATGGCCGGAAGAGCCCGCCGATTGAGGCTTGAGAACAACGATATCCCCCGGCTGAGGTGTATTCGTTCCCGTTCCCCAATTCAGGAAGCTGGAAGCAAGGTTCGAGCCCGTGCCTTGCCCGCCTGCCTTTGCAATGGACGCATTGGCGAATGCCGCACACCAGGCCGTATCCTGAACAGACAAACGGTTCCAGTTGCCGGACGCCATCAGGAAGGAATTGAGAACCGGCGAATCCGCCCGTTCATTCAAGCCCTCGAACTGCTTTGCGACATCAAGGGCGCTTTTTGTGGTTTTACCCAGCGCCGACGATACGTCCCGCAGCTGCGAAGCCGAAGAGACCCCGCCGCCAAGGTTTGAAGATCCGCCGCCACCGAACAGGCTTCCGATCCCGCTCAACAGCCCACCGGAAGAGGCTTTTCCGCCCTTGGATGAAGATCCGCCACCGAACAGGCCGTCAAAGGTCTTTTGCAGGTTCTCTTCACCCAAACGGGCAAACGCCGAAAGCACCCGATCAACAAAATCATCAAGATCCTTGATCGGAGAGGAAAACAGGCTTCCAAGCGCATCGCCAAGAGTAGATTCAAGGCTATCCGCCATGCTCTTGCCGTGCTTCTTCGTGGCGTCGTCAAGGTCGCGTAGACCGAGATCCGCCGCGCGAAACAGGTTGTCGGCTTCTGCCATGACGGCCGAGCGCTGCACATCGGTCAGCTTGTCACCATACTGGTCAAGCAAGGCTAGAAGCTCTTGCGCTTCACGCCTTGCCCCCTCGCCCGGAAACATCTTGTCAACGAGCCTGTCAGCCGTGTTTTGTGCTGAGGTTACCGCGCGCTCATACTCACGAAGCGATTTCGAAGCCCCCTTTTCGCCCGCCTTGTCTGCCAGTTCATCGAAATGACGCCCGCTATTTGCCAGCGCCGTATCCATGGCCTGCGAATTGCGGGCAATCAGTTCTTCCGCCTTGGCTTGGTCCGCACCGGCCGCAACGGTCGCGCGGATTGCCTTTTCCTGTTCCGCATACGTGTCGCGGATGCGAGCGGCGGCCGCTTCCCGGTCAGACATGCCATCAATAGCGTTCTGCCGTTCAGCCTTTGCCACCATGTCAGACGCATCGGCATAGCCGGTGACTGCCTGAATGGCCTGCTTATGAGCCTCTTCAACCTTCTTCAGGCGTTGAAAATAGGCGTCTTCGCTCTTGATGACGCCGTTTTGCATATCCTTGTTCAAGGCACCAAGCGCAGCGGCATAGGCCTCGTTTGCCGAGCGAACGCCCGTGACGCCACGTTCTGCAGCCGCAAGAGCCGGAACCATGTTCGTTAGCGTACCGAGCGCCTGCGCAAAGCCCATGACATTGGACGCACTCGCAACAGCCGCCTGACCGAGACCAGTCACACTTTCTTCGCCTGCACGCATGGCAGACTGCAGGCGCGTGCCTGTATCTGTCAGTTTGAAGACTTCATCGGCAAGCTTTGCCAGATCCTTGTTTGCAGGGTCGGCATTGAGCTTGATGGCAATCCCCTCGCGAAGAGCAAGGAAATCACCGTCTTTGCCGAACTTCTGCAGTTCAGCGCCAAATACCTGAAATCGCTTGGTTGCGACCAGGGATTCGCGGCTTGCCTTTTGCAGCTGGTCGGTCAGCGCATTGATCTTCGCCGCCTGTTCAGTCGTCTGGTTGCCCATGCCGAACGACATCGAGGCCTTGTCCAGCTCCTCCCGGATCTTGTCGGCATCCGTACGGAACAGGCTTGTGTTTTTGCGCAGATCCGCAAACTGGTCCTTCAGCTGGTCGCCAAGCTTGATCCCCGCAAGGATCGTCAGCGCTTGCGCCGTGTTCTTTGTTTCGGAAAGATATTCCCGCGCACCGGCCGCAGCCTCGCCATAGGCTTCTTTGAGCGCCCGGATGGCGTTGGCGTGCTGTTCCAACGCGGCTTCCGTGGCCTTGGTCTTATCGACCGAGGTCATGAAATATTGGATCGCCGCAGCGGTTGCCGCCGTCAGTGCCACCGAGGCAAGCGCAACAGGGCTCACCAGGGCGAGGAATGCCCCACCCAGCGCCTTTACAGCCGAAGTTGCCCCGGCGTTGCCGAAGGCCCCGGCGATCTGGGTTCCCTGCTGAAGGGCGATTTGCAAAGGGCTCATGCCCATCGCGGCCGTGACAGCAATATCCTGAAATTGTGCGGCAAGGTTTGCCGTCGAAATCGCGTTGTCGTTCGAGGCGCGATGAAGGCGCTCATAGGCCTTTGTCGTTTCATCGATCCGCTTGACGTTTGCCGCTTGCGCCGAACTGGAACCATTCAGCTTTGCGTTCAGCTGGTCTACTTCCGTGCGATGGCGCTGCAGCGTTTGAAGCACGAGATTGCGCGCCTGAACTTCAGACGTGATCCCGGTTATGACCGCGTTGGCGGCATCGACCGAAACGCGCGCGATTTCCCGCTGCTGACGGATCTGCAGCGCGCCAAGATCGCTCGATTTGGAAATCCAGTTTTGATAAGCCCGCTGTTCTTGGCTGATACGGTCAACGCGTTGCGTGCTCAGCTTTTCGTTCGCGGCCATGGCCGCATTGATCTTGGCCATACGCGCATCGAAATCAGCAAGCTCAGCTGCAGCCCTATCGCTTGCCTGACCGACAGCCTGAAACGCGCCTTCGACATCGCCAAGAGTGCGCAATGCGCCGGAAGCATCGACAACCAGCTTTGTAACCGCATCCGTCATGATTACCTCATTGGCGAGCGATGACGCGGGAAAGCTAACCTTCCCGCGCCTTGGCCCGTTCGACCAGATAAATGTTATCCAGCCATTCGATGACTCTGATTTCCCAAGGCCTCAGTTTGAGCCCGGAAAGCGTGCTGAAGGCCTGAAGTTCAGGCCATTCGAGGGGTTGAGCGTTGCCCATCATGTCAACGGACTTTCGCCGCCGCATGCGCCAATAGGCATCCCACAGATAGCGCACCGCCTCTGGAAAAGGCGGCAAGCTCAATTCGTTTTCAAGCTTGGCAAGCTTCACCGGATCGCGCGCCCGTTCAGCACGCGCGACCAGACCCGCCAGATGCTCGCGGTACGACGTCCCGTCTTTCGTAGGCAGAGAAAGAGCAAATTCCTTCTCTGCGAACTCAATCAGTTCGTCTGCGAGCGCTTCATAAAAGAGGACGCCTCAAACAGGAATTCGAGCGCTTCCACCAAGATTGCGCCGCGTGCCGGATCTTCAAGGAAGCGGCGCGCATTGTCAGGCGAGAACGGAAAGATCTGGCCATCCATCTCGACATCGTTCCAGCCAACCAGACGCGACACCACAGCATTGATGTTGCGAGCCTTCACGTCTTCGACGCTTTCCACGGTTGCCTTGTACTTCTTGCCGTTGACCATCTNGCAAATTCCCAGAACCAGCCAGTGCGACGGCCGAAGCTCATGATTTCCATTTTTGCCGTATCGGCCGCGTTGAAATCGCTCATGCTGAATGAAGGCGTAGGAGTAGTTTGAATCTGATGTTCCATTGTCATGTTTCCTTTGTCGGTAAAGGGATGGCGAGCGGGCTACCGACAGCCCGCCCGCCTGCTGCAGCAATTCAGTTGTCGGTCACTGTTCGGTTGAGGATTTGAAGCGAGGCTTCTTTGCCGGTTCGGGCGCGTCGATTGGCGCGGCCGTCAGTTCGTCAGGAAGAGGCTCAGAGGCAATTGAACCCGGCTCCAGATAGCCAATGACTTCATATTGCTTCTCTGGCGCGGCAACGGTCGCGATTGCCACGCGGCCGGTCTGGCTGATAGCTATGCGCTCAAGATCTTCAGGGCGCGACGGCCAATCGACCGAATACCCTTCGCGCTTTGCATCGCGGATGGCGGCGGCAAGGTCCGCCGCATGCTTTCGGATGATCGTGTCCATGATCAGGCCGCGCTTGTCTGGAATTTGATCATCGTCGGGTCAAAGGCCCCGCCGCGCTCATCCTTGCCGATAAGCAATTCAAAGCTTTGCGTGCGGCCATTGTCCGCGCCGATATCGGATTTCGAAAAACTGCCGAGCGAGAAGTTGCCGAGGTAGAACGACACGAAATCCGTGTCACCATCCGGCGAAACGGCCGTCAGGTGCAAACTCAGCTGATCTTCAGCCAGGAAGGCTTTCTGCAAAAGCGCGTCCTTCTTCAGCATCGTCACGCTACCCGTGATCGCGGCATTGTTAGTGAAGACTTCAGGCGTGACCGTTGAACCGATAACCTCAACGCCAGAGGCATTCAGATTGAGATCCAAGGTCAGCGCCGTCAGGTCGATAACATCACCGCCACCGAACCGGATTCCACACTCAACCGCCGTCAGGCCGATAGTTGCCGTTTCAGCGGGGTTGATGAAGTAAGGCGCGGCCGCACCTTCGAGAACTTCAGCATCCTGACCGACAGCGCCGAACGTCAGAACGATCATCCCGTTTGGCTGCAGCTGGATTTGCAGACGGCCGATGCGAACGCCTTTGAAAAGCTCGCTCACATCAACGTCTTCTTCCGTTTCTTCGACAGTGAAGGAACGGGCAACCTTGCCCTGAATGAGCTTTTTCGGCCGCGTCAGCGTGAAATCAGTATCAGGCGTCGCATTGGCGATCAGCGTTTCGGCAACCGTCAAAGTGCTTGCGGTTACGCCCGTGACGCGGATCAAGCGGCCGTTATTCCCGGCATCCTGAAAATTCGTCGGGATGACAACATCACCAACACGCACCCCGGCCGCAAGGAATGAGCCTGCAGAGGCTACAATCGAATTTGCCGTCGTCGTGATGCTGGTAAGTCCGCCCGTGGCTTCATCGATAACCAGCGCAGGCGCAAACGTGCCGCGAAAGGCCGCCTCAATCAGCGCATCGAACGAACCGAGCGACATATCCGCGACATACTGACCGGAAACCGATTTTGCGCCGTGACGGGCGCGCGTGGTCTGACCATCGCGGCGATTTTCACCGCTTTGGATTGTGCCTTTGGTCAACGAAAGCCCGCCGCTGTTGATGCGGAAGAATGTCGCGCCATTGGTCGCGGGCTTTTCACCGAACGCGACTTCTTGCTTGAACGCGACAGCAATGTCGCGGCCCGACTGATAAGCCATATCTATCTCCTGAGAGGGGTAAGCGCTTGCCCAAGGCGCAAAGGTGCAAGGCCCTGAAAAAGCGTCTTCAGCAAAGACGCTTTCAAACCGTCATCGCATTAGTCGCGATGGAAAAACTCGAATGGCGTGGCAATCGTGATTGCCCACCAATTGCCGGAAGGATTTTCGGAACGCGCCTCGTTTCCCGGCCCGATAGTCGGCATCCAGGTACGCACATAAACCCCCGGCTCAACATCGTAAAAGATGACCGTTCGGAAGATCTCGGATAGCTCGTCGGCCGCTTGCCGCCGCGCATCCCGGTCCGCATCATCTTTTGCGCGAGGCGAAAACAGCGTGAGATTGATCCGTCCGCTCAAGACTGTCACGCGACGGCCAGCACCGCCAACCGTGCGGATCTTGTTTTCAAAGCTTTCGATCTGGCAGAGCACCCAAGGCAACAACTGCTTATCCGGCCCGACGACTTTCGGTGCGCGGCCATCCTCGAACATAATCGTTTCTTCCGGCCATCCATTGGCCAGACATGCCGCCTTCAGACGATCTTCAATCGCCTTGCAAGCGCCCGAATAACTGCCAGCCATGATCAACGCTCTTCAATTGTCAGCGCTGGATAGCGCAGGTTCTTATGATTGGCGCGCAAGCCGCCCGTGGCGGATGCGGCTCGCCATTCTTGAGAAATCTTTGCCTGATTGCCGAACCGGCCGCGCACCAGGTCAGCGGCTTTGGCGTAGACCTGATCTGTGTTATCGACCCGCATGGTCATCGCGCCAAGTTCAATCTTTCGCGCGTAAGGGACCGTATTCATAATGACGACTTCACCGCCGCGATAATCCGCGAGGTTGCGAACCTGATAGCCGTCAACGAACAACTGATGCCCATTGCGGTATTCGCCGCTCAACACGGGCGAAAGGTCAAACAGCGCTTCAAGCGCGAACTGGACCACCTCATCAAGGCGCGGATAGTCATAGACAATCACGCCGAAGGGCTTCACCCGCTCTTCAGGTACGCCCCTTGCGCCGTCAACAGTCCGGTTAAAGCGCGTCGGGCGCGGATCTGTTTGCATGACCCGCTGATGCGCAGCCTTGGCCGTCTCGACAAGCGCTTTTTGCACCTGTTCAGCGCAGGCCTTCGCCGCAATCCTGTAGATCTCGACACCGCGCGCCATCAGCCAGCCACCACAAGAGAAATGCGCACCGGCTGATTATCGATCGAACGAATATCTTCCGGTTCGAGCGCGCTTTGAAAACTGCCCTGACCTATCGCGATTTCGTCCCGGTCACTCGGAAGCGAAGGCCAGTCGGCAAAATCGGAAGGGGACAGAATGACCGAGGAACGCGGTTCATTTGCAGCGTGCGCAAGATCTTGAGGAACAAGGCGGCGCACGATGGCGCGCACCGCCTTGTCACCTTGCCCAGCCCGCCGCAGGGTCACGGTTTCGCCATGCGTTTTGATCTGACGATCAAGCATGGCCAAAGCAGTTTCAGGGGTCATATCTGAGAAACCTTGAAGCCGGAAACCAGATTGGCAACCGCATTTTCAACAACGCGGCTCACCTGTTCGGGAAGCGTGTATTCCGTGCGGCCGACGCCATCCACCTGATCAGCTTTGACGAACAGCGAGGTGTCGACCATTCGCAGGATCAAGCGCGCCTCAAGAATGACCGCCTGCTTTAAAGGGTCAGGGATAGCCCCGGTTTCATCGGCATCATAACCGGCGCGGTACCTTATTTTCAGGTAATCAGCGCTGACATTCGGAAGCGGTCCAACCAGGCGAAGCTTTCCGCGAGGGTCAAGACGAAACGCATCTTCGTCGATAGCGGTTTCCGTCCCGTCAGAGACAAATGACACCGCCTCAATCTCGATAACCGGCCCGCAAGGAAGGTGCACGCAATCATCATTTGCCCGTGCAATCAGTTCCAAGGTTTGCGGCCCGATGCACCGTCCGAGAGTGCCGGACGGCCCGTCATATTTGCCAGTGACCGAGGAAATAATCAGGCTTGCGGCCGGATCGCTGGCATAGTCCGAACCGAGTTCGGCAGGCGTCACGATAGGGTCAGGCGGCACGATCACGCGCAAGGCCATGGGTTATTCCTCTTCGTCATCCGTTCCCATGATGCCGTAGCCGTCGCCAACATCGTCTTCGTCCGGCTCGCCTTCATCGGCATTCTCAGCCGTTGCGGCCGGTTGCTTGCCCTCATCCAGAGGCTTGCCCGCCTCGCCTTCCGGCAAGGTATTGAAGAGGGTCGCAAGCGCCGTGGCAGCTGCTGGCGTTACCGAGGTGGATTCCACGACTACGCCTGCAGCGGGATCGACAAGCGGAAGGGTTCCGCTCGCCTGTTCACCTGCCTCGCTTTTGGTCGAAGGCGGCGGGTCAACCTTCTTTTTGTAGTCACGCGGCGCGCGAGGTTTCGGCGCGGCTGTGTTTTCCTTTGGTTTTGGTGCTGGCGTCGGCACATCGGCCGCCTTGGTGACTTCAACCAGGGTCCCGGCCGCAACCAGGTGCGCAACATCGGTAGGATGCGCCTCGCGTGTATCGCCGGGCTTGTAATCCTTGTCGCCAATATGCTCACGCTTCACGAGATAAGACTTGTTCATGTCGGATTTCCTTCCGAAATGGGGAAGGCTCAACACCTTCCCCGCTGGCTTTCAGGCTGGCTTAGGCAACGCGGCCGAAATCGCCATAGACGAAGGATTCGGGGCGATACACCGCGAGCGCCAGACGCTCTTCCGCAAGGATTGTCACCTTGTTTTTCACGAAGTCGTCGTTCTGGAACCCGACCTCGACACGGCTTGCCCACTGGTCGAAGATTTGCGCACCCATCTGGAACGCACCGACCAGCACCTTATCCACCGTCATGGCTTGCGTTGCCACGACAGGCAGGCCCCACAGCGTTGGCGCAATCGAACCTTGCGGGTTGCCGATGATATAGCGGCCGGTCGTATCCTTCAGGGTTTCGATCCAAGCCCAATCAATCGGGTTAAGAACAATGCCGGTTGCCGGATATTCGGCAAGAACAGCCTGCAGCATCATCAGGCGGATCTTGTCGATGCTGGTTTCATCGTCCAGCGTAATAGGTGCGGCATAAGCGGAAGCTTGCGGAACGATACCGGCAAGGTTCTCGCCAGTGCCGTCACCAAACAACAGTTGCTGTTCTTCCTTCAGCTGCAGGCCGTAGATAAGCCGCTGATCGATCATCGAACGAACCTGCGCGAAGTCCGACAGGATCTGTTTCGAGGCACGGAACCAATGCGCAATCACCTTGGTCGTAACGTCCTTGTCGTCCAGCTTGATATCCGAATTCGGCTTCAAGCCGCCTTCAGCCACCATACCGGCGTTGTTGGTGAAGCCGGTTTCCTTGACGTACTGGATCAACGGCCCATCCGTATTCCCAGGCGTCAAAAGCTGGCGAATAGTCATGCGGCGTTGCGGAAGGCCCTGCACGCCGGGAAGACGCGTCGGCGCAATGCCAGCACCCGCCGAACCGGCCGCGTCAGTCGTCGCGGTCGTAATATCTGCCTTGACCGGCATATTGACCGAGACACCGCCGCGCGGCGATTCAGCCATAGACTTGAACTCAGCCATGGCGGTGAACTTCTCGCCAAGGGTCTGGCTAGCGGTTTCGTCCGGCTGATTGCGCGCGGCCTTTTGCGCCAGTTCGGCAACCTGTTCAGCCAGACCGTTCAACTTGGTCAAGGCTTCATCCGCCTTTTCCTTTACGGAAGCGCTCAGTGCCTCGCCTGCTTTGGCCTTGTTCAGCGCGTCTTCTGCAATGCCTTTGACGGCATTCATCGACTCGTCAAATTTGGCCCTGACATCTTTCGCAAGCTGTTCGGCCGAAGGGTGGCCACCGCCGTCACGCAAATAGCGACCGGCCATCCGTTCGTTTGCAGTCATTGCACCCAAAATGGATGCAGCCGCGATAAAGCGTCTGTTCTTCATCATCTCAAACTCTTTCGTGGGTTTAGTTGCTGAGAAGCGCGCGCATGAATGCCGCGCCATCATCCGCCTTTTCGCCTTCGGACTCGCTCCGAATAGCCTTTGCATAACCGTGCGAGGCGATTGCCACGGCCATGCTTTTCGAGATTCCTACCTCTCGCAGGACGTTCTCAAATTCCTTGATCGGCATGGGATCGCCATCACGCAAGCGCTTGACGAATTCCTCTGTACGTTCCGATTTCACACCTTCAATCCGGGCGCGTCGGTTCGCCGGGAAGGTGACAGGCGAGATCTCATAGAGATCAAGTTTCTTCAGGAGGCGAATATTGCCTTCCTGATCTGTATCAAGCTCGCGATAGCCGATGGATAGACCACCAATCGCGTTGTTCTTCGCCAGCGAGTAAACTTCGCGGGCGCGCTGGATATCCATCAACAGCCGCCCCTTACCCCAAAGGCCCTTGGCATCTTCTGCCAGATCTTCCCAAACGCCGATTGGACTGTAAGGATCATGGTTCCAGAGCATAAGGACGCTCGAACCTTCGCGCCGATGCTTGGCAAGGCTTTCGACAAAGGCCCCCGGCACAACCTTCTCGCCGTAGGAATCCACGTTGCCGAAGATCGAGCCATAACCCTCGAATGTGCCTTCCTCTGTCAGGGACTTGATATCCAGCTTGAAATCTTTGGTTGTCACGGCTTTTGTCCCTGTTCTTCGGAGATCAGTTCGCGGATGGCCTCACGGTCAATTTCCGTGATCGGCTTGTTTTGCATCTGCATGCGAGGGACATCACCGCCCTCGACATCAGGCAGGTTTTCAAGGGCGCGAACTTCGTTGATCGTCATCGCGCCGATTGCCGTCATGGCCTGATAGAAGCGCGCACGGCCCTGACTATCGCCCCGCAACAGGCCTTCAAGATTGAACTCGATTGACAGGCCTTTGGCCCGATCATCCGAAGTCAACAGTTGCTTTGTCAGCGCTTGTTCGATCCGCTTCAGGCGACGGCGAAGCGCGAACTTCTGAAACGTGAGAACTTGCTGTTCAAGGCTGGTCGGATAACCGCTGCTTTTCTCATTGTGGCCGATCATGAATGGCGGCACACCAAAGAAGCGGCAAATTTCCTCAACCGAATAACTGCGCGTTTCGAGCATCTGCGCATCTTCAGGATTGAGCGATATCTGACTCCAGGATGCGCCACCTTCAAGAATAAGAGGCTTTCCCGCGTTCCTCGCCCCAACGAATTGCGAAGCAATCTTATCTTCGGCAATCGCCCGCTGAGGTTCGGTCAGAAATTTATCGAACTTCAGAACCCCCGAAGGCTGCATTCCATTGGCAAACATCTTGCCAGCAACACGGTCACCGGCCCGCGCAAGGCTGAAGGTGTTCCGCCCGAACTGCAGCGTTCCCATTCCGCCAAGCGGGTTGCCACCAAAGCCACGAATATGGAGCATATTCTTGTCGGTCGCGGTATAGGTCCGCCCCTCTTCGCTCCAACGGTATTCGAGATCCCCGCCCTGCAGACGCCGGACAACCATTGATCCCGGCGCAACTGGATAGAGCCCGATCACCTGACCGCCTACCCGCTCAATTCGGGCATAAGCGTTGCCCCACAGTTCAAGCGAGGCTTGTGCAAATTCCCAGAAATCGAGAGCCGTTTGATCGTAGTTCGGGCTCAAGTGCAGGACGCGGTAAAGCGGATGATCCGCCGCAACCTGTTGCCGCCCTTTACCGTCCGGCCGGTAGATCATCACCGGCAGGCTCGCGATTGTACCGGCCAGGAGATTGACGCATGCCCAAACGGCCGAAAGGGACATGGCCGAATTTTCGGAAACGATCTCGCCCGCATCCCCGGCAAGTCCGGACACGCGGCCGGATGCGGCCGCATCCGCGTTGAACCAACGGACAACCGCGCTTTTCAGCCTTGTGGTTAGCTTCACGCCGCACCTGCCAATCTCTTGAAATAATCGTCCATGCCGCCATCACGTTCGCGGCAGAGAGCCATTCCGACAGACATAGCCAGCGAGACCATGCCATCTATTCGGCCAAAGGCTTTGCCCTTGTCGAACATGCGATGACCCGTGCGGTTTTCTTCGTAGACGACACTTGCCGCGCACAAATCCAACATCGGGCTGTGATCGATGAAAATGCGCTCTTCGTAGATCGCGTTTTCCAGCTTGTTGATGCTATCGGGCATCCACAAATAGATTTCCTGTTCGCCGTCCGGCGCATCCTTGTCTTTCTCAAGAATGCGCTTCTGAAAGCCTTGAGGATGGATAACCAGCGGAAGCGAAATCCCTTGGTCACTCAACTGTTCTGACAGCTGCTCAAGCCCGTATTGGTCGCCCGCGATTTCGACAGGCGCGAACTTTGCGTTGATCTCGCCAAGCGCCGAAGCAAGCCATGCATACTTCAGCCGCTCGCCCGGAACCGCCTCGATATGCCCTTGATCACGCCAAAGCTCATAAGGGGCTTGGTCCTTCCCCGCCCGATCCTTGAGTGTATCGGCTGGCGTCCAGAACCATGTTTTACTCACCATGATTTCCGCGTCTTTGGTCGCATCAATCAACCAGGTCAAAGTCAGCGCGGTAAAATCTCGCGTCTTGGACAGGTCAAGCCCGCCATAGCAGGGATAACCGCCATCCTTCAGAGCCTGCAGATTGAGAGACTTCCGGCACTTCACCCACGCTTCGCGCCGGATTGCCGCGTTGACGGATTGCGTCCATTCGCAAAAGTGCAAACGCGCGATACCGTTACGCTTTCCAGGCATCTGCTTTGCCTGATCGACAACGCCGCGAAGATACTCTTCCGTGATCGTCGCGCCTAAGAGCGGATTGGCCTTGATCCAACAGGACGGATCATTTTCCCAATCGTCGCCTTCGTCGAGTGAACAGACAAAGGCAAACGTCGTGTCGTCCTGCTTGATCCCGGCCGCAACCTCGACAGCATGAGTATGCTCTTCCCAGCAGATCGATTTACGGTCGGAACCGGAATTGGTCGCCATGACCAGAAGCGGACGTTCGCGGAATTTAAAGCCGCGTTCCAGCATTTCGATAACGTCCCGATTCGGATGTTCATGCACCTCATCACAGAGCGCGCACGAAGGTCGCGGCCCGGATTGCGCCTTGTCCGAAGAGATCGGCTTGAATATCCGCTTGTCACCGGACTTGCCTCGATAGGACAACTGCCAAGGATGCTCATCACCGGAAATGCGGATGCGGTTCAGCTTGGTTGACTGCTGGACCATGGCAACCGCATCACGGAACAGAACTTGCGCCTGTTCCTTCTTTGCAGCGGCCGCGTAGATTTCCGCGCGAGGCTCACCATCGGCAACCATCATCATGATACCGATACCAGCCAGGAGCGGTGATTTTCCGTTGCCCTTGCCTTCCTCATCATAGAAGCGGCGGAACCGTCTCAATCCGGTTTCGGCCCACTTCCAGCCGAACAGCGATCCGATGCGGAAGGCTTGGCTTGGATGCGGCTTGAACGGGATGCCTTCGAACTGACCGCCGTTCAGGCAAAGATATTTCGGAAACCAGGCAATGCGCTTTTTGGCTTCATCCAGATCCCAGAAGAGCCCGCGCGCCGGACCATCGCGAAGATCTAGCAGATGGCGGCGGCACGCATTGCGGACGTGCGGGCCTGCAATGACTTTGCCCTTGAGAACATCAGCGGCCCACGCCGTAACCGGATCTTCCTCATAAGAGATTTCCGGGATCTCGATATCAATCAAGCTCGTCAGGGTCGAACAATCCAAGCTGGCCATTGCCTTGCAAGCCTCTTTCCGCCGCTGGCGTCATGCCGAAGTCAGACGCGAGTTGGCGAATTTGCCGCCACGTTTCGTTCAGCTGACCGACTTCAGGACGGCTTTTGAACTGCTTGCCGTTGCGGGTCATGCTTTCGTAGGTTTCGCCGTTGTCGCTGATATCGACGCGCAAACGCTCGTGCCGGTCGATGGTCCAACACAGCTGTTCGAACATGTAGGCGTTGGTTTCATTCAGCCGGTTCTTGCGAGGGTCGCAAAGAATAGGCGCGAGGCGATCCCAGATCGCGGAAACCGTGAAAGACAGACCTTCAGGCTTCAGTTCTTCAGCGCGAGCCCGCGCGCGTTCCTCAAAGTTCGCGCCTTTGCCTTCTTCAGAGGTCAGCGGAACAACATTATCGGCTGAAGGCTTTCGACCTCTCATCGTCTAACCTCCTGAAATCACCCATGAAAGTGGCTTTTTGTCTCCAATTTCATGGTTGCACAAAGGAATGCCCCAAGCCGGTGGGAAGGGGTAAGGCCCTCAACTTCGACCCTCCCCCCACCTTTTCAGGGGGTTAGCGTCGGTTCGCGGGGTGCCTTGGGTCTATCGGCCAGCCGTCCAGGCCGGTTGCAGTCGAGAACCCGCGAAGCTCTTCGGCCTGCTTGGTCGCATCGTGGTGCGGCTTGCATAGTGATTGGAAAGGACCATTCCAGAACTTATCCGGGTCACCGTTATGGCGCTCGATATGGTCACAAACCTGCGCTTCCGTGATCTTGCCTTGCAGGCGGCACATGCGGCAAAGCGGCTCGATTGCCAACTGATGCTTTCGGAGCTTTCGCCAGCGTGAGAGGCTATACCAACCTCGCCACGCTTCAGCCGCTTCCGATCTTTGATCTCTGCCCATAACCATAGAACGCAAAAAGGCGACCCGAAGGCCGCCTGATCATTGGACACATTTCACCTAACGCCTAGAACCGCATCCGTTTAAGGACCGTCTAGGCTGGGTTTCGGAACCATCTTTGCCCTGCAACCATCTGGTTAGCTCTGGCAGCGTCTAGCGCTGGCATCTGAGGGTGTAACGATTCCCGAAGTGGCCGTTAGCGAATGACTCTCACAGACGTTGCAGGAAGGCAAGAGGAACGTTTTTTATTTCTCGCTGATAAAGTTCAGACCAGACACGGCAGACAGGGTCACGGGACTTCAACTTAAGGACCTGCAAAACAACAGCTTTCACACCTGAGAACGGTCCATAAATGATCTGAACTTTGTCCTTTTCGCCAATGGTTTTATCCTTCGGCAGCCTGTGGATATCACCAAGATAGAAACCGAGATCCGAGTCTCTCACTTCGTGATATCGCTCGCCAAACCGCAGGAAGTCGAAGACGGATTTAACTTTTCGAAGCCGCTCAAACGCATCGTTGCTTGGAATAAACCGCGCAAACACGTAGCCGACAAAGAACGCCAATTCCACTTCGTACTTCACTCCCTTTGCCGTCCTGCGCTCAACCGTTTCAGTTGGGACCAACGTATCAACGCCACCCTCCATCAATCGCTTGCCCACCGCGATCTCACTTCCATCCCGCACTACTAGGCAAAACCACCGCGCTCGTTCAGGCGAACGGTTCACCAGATCAAGCGAGGCAGGCGCAAGCATAGAACGCATCATGCGCTCTTGGCGGGTCAACCTGCTCTTCTGCCAGTCCGACAGCACAGCCGTTTCAGCTGTTTTCGTATTCTTAGCCCGCATCTTCTCGCCCCTCATTCACAAGCGTTTCGAAATCATTCATCGCGGTATCAACCGCCGCATTCAGGTCACCGGCCGAAGGATCAACGGCCGGAAACCATGGATAGTCAGTCGTCCAGCCGAACCACGGCCAACCACGTCTTTCGTGAAGGCGCTCCCATGCCGACCAGAGATCAGAACCGCGCTGCACTTGGCGGAAACCTTCCGACACCTCGACAAGCCAGGAAGGGCACATGACAGGCTCGCGGATCTTAGTCAGAAGCTCATTGACGGCAGGCCATCCACTCTTGCGCGTCTTCTCGAAAAGCAGCGCTTCACGCGTCACCTGCCCCTGATCAATTTGGCGCTGGTCAAATCCAGTGATGACCAACTGTCCGTTTGGCGGCTGCAGCAATAGCCAAAAGCGATAGGCCATCCAGACTTTTCCGAACGCCTTGGCTGATACCCGTTCTGGCCTTTCCGGCGCGACGACAGGCGGCAACCGTTCCCACGCCCTTGCTTGCAGGTATGTGGCAGGGCAAGCAATGCGGTCAGCTGTTCCGGGCTGATTGAGATAATCGGGCGTGCGGTCAATGCACCGCAACCTCTGATCTGAATCCAGATCATCCCAAGCCTTGCGAGTTCTCGACAAACTCCATTGTTCAGCGTTAGGCCAAGCCTTCAGCCACCGCAAAAACAGCCGTTCGCTTTTGCGTCTTTCAGCGCCACTTGCGCCCGTGCGCGTGCGCAATTGTGGAGATATATTTGGAGAGTCTTCTGGAGATTCATTATCGTGGGGTAACTGGTACACCGTATTATTACCCTTATTTACACCGTCTTCGTCCCCCATTTCCACCACCTTCGCCCCTTCGCTCGCGATCCCGCCGCCGAGAGATTCCGCATCGTCATCGTGTTGACGAACCGGCACAGACGGACGATCCGGGAACCGCGCGACATACGATTTCCGGTTGTGCATTTGCCCGTAGAACTGACCTCTTGTGACACTTATCCAGCCCGCACTTGCGGCCGCGTCCAGGTGCTTGATCACTGTCTTTTTCGAGAGCCCCGATAGAGCAACCAGATCCTGAATTGTCGGATGGCAGTTGCCGCCGTCCTTATCCATCTTGAGCCCTAATGCTTGGCAGATCGCTTTTGCGGACGCACTCAAGTCAGACCGAGCAACCGCTTGCCGCCACCGCCACGCAAAGGACGATTGTTTTCTGATGTTAGCCATAGGCCACGCTTTCACCCCCGTATGCGCAATGTGTTAGGAGGCCGCGCCAGCAGCGATGCGCCGCAAATCGCCGCGCGCCGCACGGATCATTACAGGGTCATAGTTCGCGTCTGGATTTCGCGGCCGATTGAGAAACTGAATTTCAGCTTCCAGATATTGGAGCCCACCTTGAAAGCCTGCCGACATCAGGGCGCGGCGAATGGGCATGATTTCGGAAAGGATAAATGCAAGCGGCGCGCTCAAGAGCCATTCAGCCCGATCCCGGTCATTGCGACAGGCGCGAAGATCCTCGACATCTGGAATGGACATCATGGCTCGCCTCGATTCCAGGCGTCATATCGGGCGCGAAGATCAAACCACGCCTGTTGCGCAACCATGTCTTCGTTGAGTTGCTTTTTTGACTCGATACCGAGAAGCAGCTTCAGAACTCGGTCAGCTGCAGCCGCATCACGAACCGGACCTTTCCCGGCGATCTCTTCCAAAAAGCGGCGAAACGGCGCTTCCTGCAGCTTCATCGCGGCTTCCGTGGTAAAATCCCCGTTTCTCAGCGCAGGCTTTTCGGCCTTCTGATCTTGCATTTTACGGAACTGTTCGGCCGCTCGCGACCGAGTACGGAACAGCAAAAGCAGGATTTCCAAGGCACTTGATGCAAGCTCGATTTCGTCTGAAAGCGCGTCCGGCGAGAACTGCAGAATGACCGCTTCAGCGCCGTTGCGCCGCTTGACCGAAACGCGGGTCTGGCTGCCTTCGCAGTCCATCCGCCATTCATCATCCTTCAGAGCGTCGGCAGCCACAGCCAGCCGCGACAAGCGCTTTTTATCATCCTCGACAGATGGGGTTACCTTTTGCGCGCCCGTCATGCTGCAACCTCGCCTTCGGCTTGGCCACCCCATTGGAGCGCCATTGCATCGGCAATTCCCTGAAACGTTTCGCTTCTGATCTTCCAGCGGTCAGGCGTTCGAGGCGCACGATGAATTCGAGACCAACGCTTATGTTCGTCCGTCCCTTTTGCAGGAGGCGTTAGCCGGTTGGTTGGCACCAATGGCGCCAGACCACGAAGATAAAGACCGGTTCCCTTGAACGCCTCATCACCGAACCACCAAGGCTGCACTGTTTGTGCAGGCGGCTGATAATCGCGAATGCGCTCTTTTGCGTAGCGATGCATGATAGGATTTTCGACCGCAATGCGCGGGATTGGCGCATTCCAGCAGGCAGAGAACAGCGCCGCCCCCTCATCGAGTTCAGCCCACATTTCATCAAGCGTCCGGCCAGGAGGCGGCACCTTCAGCCACCGCACGCCGCTATTGCAAAGACGAGTGCAAGGCGGATGCATGACCGCGAGCAGATCCCAGCCTTCATCTAAAATATCTCGAATGTCGCAGATGATATGCCGGTTGCTTCCATCATCAGCCGGAAGAAGATCACACGACCACGCATCATGACCGAGCGCCGCAAATGCACGGCGCACCCGCCCGGAAGTTTCGCACCCGATCAGAACTTTAAGAGCTTGCGCCATAGCCAGCCCTTTCCCGCTCCAAAAGCTTCCATTGATTTTCGCCAACGGACGCAATCAACCCGCGTGCCTCGAAATCGGCAATCAGCGCCAGCGCCACCAACTCGCGAACGGCGACCCCTTTGCGCAGATCCGCAAGCTCGAAAGTGTCGCGCCCCGCCATCCATGCGCGCGCGCGGCCCTCTTCTTCCTGAAGGCGCTGCGAAAGTTCCTTGCGTGGCGTTTCCCGCGTAAACTCATCATCAACAGCAGGGCGGAATGTCAGCGGCGCAACGTTGCCACCAGCACCAGGCGTAAGCGGCGCTGCAGTCTGGTAATCGTCCCACATGACGCGAATGATTTGCGGATAGCCTTGCCCATAGGAGCCATCTTCATTCCGCTCCCAAACAAACCAAGCCGTATTCATCTGGCTGTTTGCCTTCGGTCCCTGCCAGCCGTCGCGGTGCATCATCGGCAACCGGCGCGCAAACACGTAGATCCGGGATGGCGGGTTTTCATCCATCACGTAACGCCGGTTTGGATCATCGAACCCGCACATGAAGTTCATGTTGAGCAACAATGCCATTTTGTGCGGCTTATGTGTGCGCAGCGCATAGGCCGCAAAAGCGTTGGCAAGATCATCGTAAGGCGGGTTAGTGACGATATCCACGCCCTCGCCAGCCGGTTCAGAGGCGAGGAAATCCCCCACCTGTTGATATTGACCCGCTCGCGTTGTCACGCCACGGTCAACCAGATCCGAAATCAGAACGTCATAGCCCGCGTCTTCCAGCGACCGCATTACCGCGCCCCTGCCGACAGCCGGCTCAAGAATAGAGCCCGAAAAACTTTCCAGCGCGAGCAGAGTACGCATCGCCTCGATTGGCGTTTCGTACAACTGAAAGCCGCGCTCTTCCTTTGTGGCGTTGGTCATGCCAAGGCCAGCTTTGCGGTTCAGCGCGTGGCGAATATCCGCCTTTGTCGGCGCAAAACCAAGCCGCACCTGATCCTGAATGATCCGGCGCACAAAGCCCGGATTATCCTTTTCCGCATCGCGAACCTTACGCGCCTTTAGTAACTGGTCACGCGACCAGCCAATATTCCCGATTTTGAAAGCGTCTTCAGTGATGACGCTTTTCTTTGGACGCCCGCGAAGTGTCTTCCCCTCGCCTTTCGCCTTGTCCCATTCATCTGCAACCCGGATCTCGGAATAGGTCACAACCTCAAGAGCATCAGCCTGAATGCGATAGCAGGCTTCGATAGCTTCGCGCATATCGAGCTTTTCCGCCGCCTTGGTCAGCGGCTGAATTGATGAATAAACGAGATCCGCGATGGACTTTGCCAACACCACATCACCAGAGGCAAACAGCGCCCGCGCGCGGCCAATGGCTTCCGCAAGATCGGTCGTTTCTGCAGGGGAAAAGGGCGTGAGCGCATTCATTGCGATGGAACCTCGCTCGCCAGCACTTTGCCGGTTGAAGCATCAATGCGCATGAAATGCAGAGGGCAGCGGATAACGCCATCAACGGGGGCATGATCCGCGAGAGGAACAGAGCGATGCGGGCAAACCCAGCCCCGGCCGTCATGCTTGGCTTGCCGCCCCACGTAATCCGCGTGAAGGCACTGGAAAGTTTTACTTTCCGCCGCGCGCTTGAATAGCGCATCTGTTTGCGGATTCTCAAGCCGCTTGCATTCGCGCCGCTTCCAGACAACAGGCGGAAAGCCACCGGCGTTCAAGCCGCGCTTTGCCTGCATGGGAGAGACAGCCACATGCGACCAATACCATTCACAATGATGACCGTGCCAACTTGGCATGAAACGAGCATCAAGGTGATAATGGGTATGCTCGAAATCTAAACAATGCTTGTCATTGTGCTGTGGACCGATAATCGGCCAATCACGAACACCGTAAGGCATCCATTTCGCCCGAACGGTCGGCACAAGATAGAACTTGCCAACCTCAACCGGACCCGTCAGTTCGTCCAGGCGCGCTAACATCAGTGCGCCCTCATCAGTCGGTCAAGATACGCTTGCCCGTGGCCAGTTAGACGGACAATGTTGCCATCGAGAGAGATCCGGGCATAACCGGCCGCGTGGCAGGCTTTGGCGCTTTCACGGTCAATAGATCTGACCAGCTGCAACCGCCCGCCCGCGACACGGATAGACCGCAGGAATGCACGGTCACGCTCGCAAAGCGGAACCGTGATCGTGATCGAAGATTTCGAGGAATTGGAAAGGGCGTCCATGATCAGCCCTCGCTCAAATTGAGCTTCAGTTCATCAAGCTCTTTTTCGAGTTGCGCGACTTCTTCCAAAATCCGCTTGCGGTCATTGTTACAGATCTTGCCATCAGCACGAGCGGATTGAAGCGCCCGAACAAGGTCCATTGCTTCGCTCATTACGTCGATTGAATCCCCATCGACGATGCGGCGTGGCGTATGGATTCCCTCGCCTTTTGGCACAAGGTCATAACCCAGATGATCCGCCATTTGCTGCAGAATGACCGGCTGGCCAGCCGCGCGATCAACATCCATAGCAACATCGACAGGGATAAAGATCTTGGCATTTTCCTCACTGTTCGAGGCATACTTGCTCAGCACAGGCGATTTGACGCGGGTCAACAACTCAACCAGCGTAACCCCGCCTGCCATCGAATAGGCAACCTCAACAGCACGCTTTAGCGAAACATAAGTCGCTTCAGAAAAGTGACGCACCCGAAAACCTCCAATAGGTTCATGGAAAAAAAACACGGAAAGGATTCAGTGAAAGGCAGCGCCGCGCGCGTTAGCTTGCCGTTCAGATGCTCAAAGGATCGAAGGGAGCTTTGAATGCCGCAACGAACCAGAAAGTGAGCCCGACGCACGGGAGGAAACATGCGTCGGGCATGATGCGCAGCCCCCACCACAAAGGCGCGCATCAACTGAAACTGAATGAAACCGGCAGGCAAACATCACTCGTTCCCCGCTGAATCTGATTGACTGAGAGCCTTCAGGATCTTCAAGGCCGCACCCCGTGGCTTGGCCTTATCTGTTTCCCACCTCGACACCGTGGGCTGCCCCACGCCCACATGCTCAGCAAGCGCCTGCTGGTTCCAGCCGCGCTTTTCCCGAACATCAATGATCTCTGAGGGCGTCATCATGATCGAGTTATGCTTTACGCATAGATTGCAGTCAAGGGGTTTGTCTACGCCTAACGAATACTCCGTTATGCGAAAAGCAGATATGCAGGATACGAAGAAAATCGGGCAGAGATTGAGACAGGCGCGCAAGCATGCTGGCTTCAGTTCAGCATCCGACGCAGCCGAATCTCTAGGCGTAAGATACCCCACCTATGCCGGTCACGAGAACGGAACGCGAGGCGTTGCCCGCGCTGCAGAGAAGTATGCGCGCCGTTTCCGCGTGTCACTCGATTGGCTTTTGCGCGGCGTTGGCGCTGGACCAGGCGAAGAGCAGGAAATGCTTTCCGACCGAGCAATTGACGTACCGTTGATTGCAAAAGTCAGTGCTGGCGACCTGCAAAGAGACGATCTCAGAGACGAACAGATAGGCACGATCACGGTCGGGCAACTACCGGCCGGGGATTGGATCGCTCTTGAAGTTGATGGCGATTCCATGGACCGGATATCGCCGCCTGAATCGATCATCATTGTTAACCGCGCTGACAAGCGCCTTGTGGCCAATGCCTGTTATGTCGTCGCTGATGAAAATGGTCAGGCGACTTATAAGCGCTATCGGCCGAACCCTGATCGGTTCGAGCCAGTTTCTACCAATACTGCGCATGAGCCAATATTTCCGCAGCAATTACCTGCAGTTATCGGCCGCGTGCGCATGTCGCTTCTGAAATTGTAAAGAGGGTAAAGCATGCGCCGGGTTGCCGCCGCCGCCGTTCTGTCTTTTGCCGGATTAGTCCAGGCATATGCAGCCGAACAGATGACGCGCGCATGCGAAGCGGCAATTAAGTCGCGCCTGTTGACGCCAGAGAGTTTTAAGCTTCTCGATACAGAAGAATACAGCCGACCGATAAGCCGCGAAGACTACGCGCAAGAGTTGGGCAAGGGCATTGACAGTGCGAACGTGCGAAAAGCGAAACTTGCTATTTTCGATGCGCGAGGCGGCACGGCTGAATACAAACGCCTTACGATAAGGTTCGAGGCAATGGACCCTCGCAACAAGCCCGTCAAGGCGCTAACAGTATGCGAGGCAACCTTGATTGGCGACGATCAGCCAGAGCCAGATCAGGTAAAGCTTGACGGAAAAGACCGCACCGATTGGTTGATCCACGGCGCTCGATAGGCGCGCATAACTCGTAAAGAGTCAACCGAATCAACATCTTCAAAACGCATACTAATTTCTGACTTTATGCCTGCACACAGCGATTATTCGTTTTGCATATAATTTTGATTGACCTTAACTTATGCGTTCTGCATAAATCTGGTTACCGCACGGCACCTTCTGCCGACCGGCAACAGGAGAGACAGACATGCGCATTAACAAGAAAGACCGCACAAAGACCGTCCGTGAAATGGCCGACTACATGCGCAAGCATTCGGCAAACTGCACGCGCGAGATCTTGATGCTGCAGTTCACGAACGAAGAAATCGACCTTTACAGCGAAGAAGCTCGCACGGTCGCAAATCGTGAAGCTGACGAGCCTTTGGCAGACGCCGCCTGAAACATCCATTTCGGTTACCGCCTCGAAACACAGCGAGGCGGCTTCCCAAACGGATGGAGGCCAGCATGCCCAACCACAAATCAACAGTTAAGCCGTCGCCGGGAAACCGTACTATAACCGGAATGACGGCCAGCGGGGAGCGTTGTGAACTCCCCGCGACTTCTCGCCAAGAATGGAAACCGCGCAAGGTCCGCATTGGAAGCGTGAGCGTCCCCTACATTTCTATGCAAATCGCAGAGCGCAATGATCGCGCACGCAAGCAGGGCGTTTCGCGATGAATGCCCTTTCTCAATCCAAGCCGCAATCCAAGCTTTTCCAGGTCGTGTTTATCGGCGGAACATCCGTAACCGTTGGCGCTGAAAACTCACTGAAAGCGCAACAGAAAGCCATCCGGAGCAATCCCGGCATGATCAAACAGGTCAAGATTTTGCGAGGCGCTGCACGATGAATAGCAACGTTGATTTATGCCCCGTTTGCGAAAAGCCGCTTAACCCGGATGATCTTTGCGCCTCAGATATCGAGATAGGGCTTTGCCATGCGTCGTGCCTAGAGGGGTCGCCGGTTGTTGATCTCGATACCGGCAATGAAATCCCAGATGCGAGGATGGCAACCTTTTATCACATTGAGGTCACGGACCCATCACCCCAAACGCATGTGAAGGGTGAAACGCGGACGCGCTTCCATATCGAATGGATCGCAGGCGCTCGCCCTCCCGTGCATCCACACCCGATGAC